CAAACTCTGGTGGTGGTAAGTCGATGAACATGTTGAACCTAGCTAAGAATTTCTTAGCGCAAGGTTTGAACGGTGTTTACATCTCTCTAGAAATGTCTGAAGGTGTTGTTTCTAAACGCCTTGACTCGATGATCACCAAGATCAGTCAGGACAACTTGCTTAAGGAGATGTCGAAGGTAGCATCTCTGGTTACGAAAGCAAGCGACACTTACGGTAAGTTCCGCATTAAGAGAATGCCGGAGAATCGAACTAATATAAATACAATTCGATCATGGTTGCAACAGCTCGAACAGTCTGAGGGTTTTACTCCTGACTTTATTGTTGTTGACTACCTTGATATTATGGGAACGACTATGTCGATCTCGCTTGACAACTTGTTCATTAAGGACAAGTACGTTACAGAAGAAGTACGAAGCTTGGGCTTTGACTTTGATGCGATTATGATATCGGCATCTCAGTTAGGTCGCGGTGCTATTGATGCTGAGAAATTAAATCAGGCTCACATTCAAGGCGGCATCTCCAAGATAAATACATCTGACTATACTATCGGTATTAAGCAGGATGACTTGCAGAAAGCTGCTGGTGAACTTTGGTACGAGTGTTTAAAATCTCGTAACTCCGACGGAGTAGGTAAGAGAGCATTGTTAGCATGGGATCCAATCTCACTAACAGTTTCATCGCCAACCAAGAAAGGACAACAGCTGCAACTCAAAAAGAAATCTGATGTAATACTAGATGGTCAAGCACCAGTTTTTAATCGCGCACCCAAATCTGACGGCTTATTAAGCCTGATGAATACTTAACCCAAAGGAGATAGTTTATGACAACACAAGTAGAAGCCCCAAAGACTCTTACAATCGACGGTACCGAATATGCAGTTACCGATTTTAGCGAGACAGTTCAACGTCTTGTTTCTATCCATACTGAATGGCGTACCGATTTGGTAAAGGAACGTCTTGCAGTTGCAAAGACTGAAGCAGCTATTCGTGCACTTGATGCTGAATTGACTCAGACTGTTGCAGCTGAAGTCAAGGCTAAGAATGAACCTGAAGCTGTTACTGACGCAGTTCCTGCTGAAGAAGCTCCAGCAGCTTAAGCTTTAATCTCTTGCAGATTGAGGGTCAAATCGAAAGGTTTGACCCTTTTGGTGTTTGTATAACGGCAGCACTCTATAAATATACCATCAATTTTGTATTCCATATCCATGAGCACACTCCTAGAATCATTTGCGCTACTTGAAGGTATTACCCACCTAGAAGACTTGTCTTCTAAAGAGTTCATCAACACTGTTGAGACTCTAAAGGATAAGATCATTACCGAAAAGCTTGATGGTGCAAACCTCTGGTTTGGTATTGATGACAATGGTCTCTTTACGTCACGTGAAGGTAAGTCTCCAAAGAAGGGTCGCTTCTACAATGTTACCGACTATCCAATGGTTGCTAACTACAATGGATTTCGCGCAGTTCATCTTGCTTTAGAGAAGGCGGAGCCAGTCATCTCTAAGGTTCTTGTTGATGGTGACATGATCGAAATTGAAGTTCTATTCGGACGTCAACCTAACACAGTTACTTATGGTCGTGGCGGTAAGAACTATGTAGTCATTCTTCGTGGTGTTAATGATACACCTGAAGTTAGAGTTACAAAGCTTGCTAAGGTATTGAATCATAAGACTGTTACAATCGAATCAACAATCGTTTCATCTCCGGACGGTGACGAGATTGTTTTGACAGACGAAAGCATTACATGGGAGTTCACCAACGTTGAACCCATGAAGACAGATAAAATTGATACTTCAGAAGTAAACAATCTTCTGAAGCAAATGAAGCAATACTTGGCTAAGGGTAATAAAGTAGTTGCTGGAAAAACAAATGAAGAAGTTTCAGAACTTTCGCTGAACACAATTCCAAAAGAGAAGCGTGAAGAAGCAAAAGAAGAACGTAATCGCGTTAATACGGAATTGCTTACTACATACAAAGGTCCTATCAAGGAAATTCTTTTAGGTAAGTTTGTTCGCTCTATTAAGCCTGCTCTTCAAGACAAGAAGTTAGATCCATCTGAAGACATTGGTGTTGAAGGTGTTGTAGTTAGAGACCCTGTTACTGGCAATCAAACTAAGATTGTTGACAAGGATGTATTCACCGCCATCAACTCATTCAACTCTGCTTCTAGAAATAGCGTAGCTGGTTTAGTTAGAACAACTGACCAAGATGCTACAGCTGAAATGAGAGGTGGAGTATTTGGGCAAGCTAAGATTCGTATTGCTGAACTTCTTGGTGCTAAAGAACTTGCAATGTCCTCAGGCGTTAAGCGCTTCATTACAAAATTCAAGGGTACCAATCCTCAAGACACAGCTACTAAAATTGCTGGTAGTTTGAATATTGAGCACTTTGAAGGTATCAAGCAGAAGGTAGTTGCTATCCTTAAGAATGCTGTTCATGAGACAAACCAAATTGTTCAAGGCTTCAAAGATCAAGCCGGTGAATACAAGATCAAGTTAAAGACTGGGAAAGAAATGGGTATTTCACCAGAGATTATGAAGCGCACCCTCACAGCATTTGCTGAGACAAAGAAGGACATCGCTGAAATTACATCGCGAGTAGCAAAGGCACAAGACCCAGCACAACTTGTTTTAGCTCTATACGGCAAAACAGTTGAATCAATATTTGATGGAGAAGACGTGAAAGAATCATACAACCTTTTGAAGTCCATTTCTGAAGATGATGCCGGCGGAGCTGCAGGTGCAGGTGCTGTTGGTGGAACTGAAGCTCAGATGGCAGACCCTAAAGCTTACATATCTAAAGGAACAACCGCTGGAGCTATTGGTAACAAGCCTGATATGCTTATGAAGGGTGGAAGAATGATTACACGCCGCCCACGCAAGTTCCAGCAGGCTAAGAAGTTCCCAGTGCCTAAACCTGGTGCACAGCCAGCAGTTGAAGGTAAGTTCTCTTTGTTGAAGTCAATGAATGAAGAGTGGGCTCACGTAAAGGATATGAAGTTCGCAACTGACGTTGATGATACTGCTAAGGCGCAGGGTGACGTCGAGTTTAATAATTTGCGAAACAATGTTAATATAGGTAATGATGTAACGTCAATGGACGTTGGCAATTACCTGGATAAGGCTCATGAACTGAATGATGAAGTTGATACTGTTACATTCGGGATGGAGACTGATGATGGTAAGGTAGCAAAGGTTTATGTCAATGCAACTCAGGCTGATGACTTTGAAAAGGCTTTAGCTGATATGCTTGGTGAGAAGGATGACTTGGAAGAAGTTGTTAATGAACTTGCTAGCAAGTTTGATATTATTGACGTTGAATGGCCAGAAGGTTATGGACAGGAAGGTGAAGCTTTACCAGGAGAAGATGGTTCAGAAGACTTAGGTATGGATACTTCAGTTGACGGTGAAGATGCCGATGCAGATGGTGATATCGATCTCAGCCTTGCATCTGAGCCAGATGAAGCGCCTGCAGAAGACGACGTTCCTGCTGATGACGATGAATTTGCTGATGACGATGAAAGCGATATTTCTGCTGATGACAGCACTAATCCAGAAGACACTCCACCAGCAGATGACGAAGAGTCCGACGATACTGAAAGTGACGATGAATCTTCAGAGCTAGAAATTCCTGGTGAAGAAGAAGATGACGAAGAAGAAACAAATGACGATGGTACGCCTAAGAAGAAGAAAAAGAAAAAGGCTGCACCTGAAGATACAACACTAGATACAACAGAGGAGTCTATGCAAACACTAGGTCAACGTTTTAAAAGCAAGGTTTTAGCTGAAGCAAAAAAGCCAGTAGAGGCTAAGAAGCCTGAAGCAGAAAAAGAAGACTCTGAAGTTACTGGTGCCCGTCAAAAGCAAACAGAACAGATCAACAAGTTGTTGATGTCCTTCCCTACTAAGGGTGAAAAAGCTGTTCTTACTTTGATGATCAACCTTGGTGTTCCTATCAGAGCGCTTGCTATGCACAAGGGTGATGTCAAGAACGGTATTGAAGCTTCATCTGACATGTACATGAAGAACAGTTCATTCAAGATGTGGACTAAGAAACTTCTTACCGCTATTACAGCTGCTGATGTTAAGGAAAGCAATTTTGACGACAGACTTTCTAATAAGTATCAGCACGTCATATACGGTATTTTGCAAGCACTTGGTCTTCCACCAGCTGCAGTAACAACTGGTCAGCGTCAATTGCTTATTGGCATCAAGTCACGTGCTAAGCTTGCAATGGGTAACAGCAACATGAGAGTTTATCTTATGGCTGTTGCTGATGAGCTTGGTGTTGACGATAAGGTTCGCAACATGCCAGAAGAGGAAGCAGGATTGAAGGAAGACTTCGTTACTGAAAGCCCAGAAGATGGTATGGCACCAGTTGCAGCATTGCTTACAGCTCTTGGTTTCGATATGAATGCAAACCGTTCTATAGCATCCCAAGCAGCTCGTCCTAACTCAAGAGCACCACTTACAAGACTTGCTGCTAATCCAATGCTTATTAAGAAGCTAGACTTCTTGGCATCCACTATTAGTGCAAAGGTAAATTCTAAGCAAGCTGAACCTCAGCAAGCTGCACAGGCTCCACAGAGCGTAATGCAGAGCTTGACAATGCTTGGTCAAATTATTGCTGAAGAAAAGAATGATGGAGATTGGATCATCGCTAAGATGGGTAGTGCTGGTCTTGCACTTACTAAGAATGGCGTCAAGATCAAAATGTCTGATGAAGAAGCGCAGAAGTTAATTCTTGCTTTGGAAAAGCATTCTAAGATTTCTGTTGTTGCTAAAGACAAGGAACGTTATGTCTTTACTCCAGGTAAGAAGGGTTCATTCAATGTATCCAAGCTAGATGATGATGGTTCATTCCCAGAGGATATGACTATCGATGCTGATCAAGTCGAAGAGATCAAGGATCTGTTAAGCGACTAATTTTTCTAAACATAAAATATAACACATATGAAATTCAATTATCAAGAGATGGAAACAACAGCCTTTCGAGGAAAACGCTTCTATCAAAATGCTGCAGGTAAGTTCTACCCGTCTATTACAACAGTGTTAGGCGGTACTACTCCTCCAGAAAAAGCGAAAGCTTTACTGAACTGGCAAACATCCTTAGGCAAGGATGTAGCACAGAAGAAGACACAAGATGCTGCTGACCATGGCACAGCAGTTCACTTGATGATTGAACGGTATTTGAAGAAGGAAACTTTAGATCAAGGCGAGAAGTTTGCACCGACAGTTACAAGTGCATTCAATGCTTTGAAGCTGAAGTTGAATTCGATTGAAGAAGTATGGGGACAGGAAGTAGCATTATACTCTGACCTCATTGAGGTTGCTGGTCGTTGCGATTGCATTGGTGTTTACAAAGGTAAAGAATGCATCATTGACTTTAAGACTTCAGGCAGATTGAAGGATGACAAAGCAATTGCCGACTACAAACTTCAATTGACTGCATATTCGATTATGCACAATGAGTTATTTGGAACCGATATCAGTGATGGAGTTATTCTTATGACTTCAGATGGCGGCTTCCCGCAAGAATTTAGAGTGAATTTACTAGAGCATGTCGATGGATTGATTGCTAGAGTAGATCAGTTTTATGAACAGTTAGAAGCTGAAATAGCTTAAGGAAAACAAATGAGTAATATTCTTATCAGTCTTGGAAAACCAGCTACACCTGAATTGCTAGATGCAATTTTGGTTGCTCTAGCTGGGTTTGCTGGAGAGCCTACAGTTACTGTAACTGGTAATACAACTATTGTCGATTTTGCTGCAGTCCCAACGCTAGCTCCTGAACTTCCACCAGTAGCAATGCCAACCACATCTGACATTCCTACAATGACTATGGAAGTTCCGCCTGAAGATGTTATTGCTGCTATCACAGCTATCGACATCCCATCATTGACGCCTAGCATTGAAGAACCTTTGACAGCTCCTGATACAATGGCAAATCCAGCTCCAGTCGGTTTACCCAATGCTGTTATCAAATCACTTTCACTATCAACCCAGTGTCACGCAGTCTATGACCCAGCTCTTCCAGACACAACATTGAAAGTGAAGAATGTTAGTGAAGTTGGTGATCTATTAGTGTTCACTTTTGGTGGTGTTGAATACAAATATCCAATGGCAGATCACAAAATCAATGTTGTTGTATCTTTTGCTGGTAGAGAAACAGAACAGATTTCCTGCTCCTTAGTTGTTGTATCAACCGAGGGGGAAGATGAATTAGTATTCGGTGCAAATGATGTTGAAAATATCAGTAGCTTCTTGAGCGCATAATGAAGTATCAAAGAAATAATATCATCTTTAGAATAGCTTCCGCGGAAGCTATCGCGTTATTCAAGAGAGACCAGGCGTCTTCCTTCTTGCAATTAGTGCGTAAAGAATTAAACTTTGATGTGTCAGCTAGAGAAGCAGTGCTCTTAGCGTTTGACAGATTTTCTCAATGGATATTTAGAACAGAAAGAATTTGCTGCGGGGCTGGTGAGGGTGTTATTACTCCGCATCTTTACATCGCAATCGTTGAATCATTCTTAGACGAGTTCACCATAATTGAAACGATTATGGATAAGCATGCAGATGTATTCACCCCACTATCTTGTGAATTTACAAAGCTGATACATGAGTACTCGTCAGAAATTATAACAGCAAAATTAAGAGCACTTTCAGATAAGCGTATTGATGTTGCTTTCTGTGAAGCTGTTGCTCTGGTGTCACAGTATCTGCAGCATTACCTGTTAGCATTCCATGAGTACAATGTAAACATTGCACGTGAAGATAAAGATCCAGTTATAAGCGCATCCAACTTTACGCTAAATTTACCTAGCGATGAATTTGGTCCAGAATACAAACGCATTCAGTTCTTTATAAGTGCTTCATGCGGTCCAACATACATATTTAAAAACTATACAGAAACAAACTTATTTGGTAATGCTGTTGATTATTTTGACACTCTAGGTATCCTAGTTGTCCCTGAAGAAGAACACTCACCGAGCGATTTCTCCCCATTGGGATAAATAAACTATACACTAGAGATACACAATGGATATTATACTAGGACTATTACAGCAACTAGCAACATCATTATCACCCACACAATTTTTAGGCGTGTTGGCGTTAGTTGTTACGAGCGTGTTTACGACCTTTAAGCTATTAGCAGGTCGTAAGAAGAAAGGCAAAGGACTAATCGGATTTTTGACCGGTGCGCCAGCAGGTTTAACAGAAGAGCAATTACTGTTAGACCTTCAAACAACTGTCGGTAATATTGAAACGTTACTGAATACAGTCGCCACTAGCGGAATGGTTGAACGCCAGACCGACAAAGTACTGGCAGCTATTGCTGAAGTAAAAGAATTTTCTATCCTAACTGAAGACCACCTTGCTGCACAGTTGGTTAACATTGAGTCTATTAAGAATGATCTTCATGAACTTGCAGAAGACATCGTCAAAGAGCTTTCCGACCTCAAGCATAATTTAAAAATGCATGATGTTCAAACACATCAAGATGCAGAGATAACAAAAGAACTTCAGAATAGAATGCATGGCATTCTTTCTAGAATGATTTCACAAGTAGAAAAATTAGATGAGTTTGCTAAAGCTGTAGTTCCTGAATTCAGAAGCTACAACAAGGACTTATCAAAAGACATCAGCGGATTGAGTAGGGATATTGCTTTGGTAGAACGTAGCATTCAGAATCAAATAAATACACCATCATCCATAAAACTTCGTTAATAACACAGAGGCATTCATGAAGAGCCCTTTCATTGTAGTACAAGACTTCCTATCCCCACTCACATGCGAAAAGATTATTGAAGACATTAATGTCTTACAACCTGATCTTGACGTTGAAGGTAACCCTAAGAAATTAGAGCGTCACCACATCATGTGGGAGAAAGAAATAGCAGCACGTTTTAGAGATGTTGTTCCTGAAATAGAGGAACGATATAATTCAACATATCGCGGGTTAGAGCAACCTTTGTTCCAAATGTATCCTGAGAATGCAAAGGTACCAGCTGAGAATCCTGGATGTGAGAACTCTAGGTACCTTCGTAAGAAGTGGGTTATGTACAAGGATGTTGATCTCGTAGGATTCGTTTGGTTGAAGGACTACAACGATCAGGTGCCATTAGATCCAAGACATGAAGTCTTTGGTGGTAAGTTAGAATTCCCTGCATTCAACTTCAGTTTAGTACCTCAACGTGGAACGCTTGTTATGTTCCCAGCAGGTCCTCACTTCATCTCTGTCATCTCACCTATCCTGTTAGGTGACCTGTATCAGATCAAATTGACTGTTTCTATCAAAGAGAAGAACGGAGCGAAATGGTTTTATCAGCCGCAGCACTACCCCGGTAAGTGGCAACAGTGGTTTGAAGACCACTTTTAATTAGAAACGATTGAATGGGTGCATAGAAATATGCACCTTTTTTGCTGTGTATGAATAGCTTAGGCGGTCTTACGCCAGTAAGCTACCCCACCTTTATCAATACCTGATACTGCAGTACCTACTCCATCATGGTGAATGAGCCCGTAAAGGAATTCATTCTTATTGAAGTTAGGATATTGCGCAGACCAATTCGTGGTTTGTATTGCTTTACCGGCCAGCGTGCCATGAGCAGAATACTCATTCCAGTACTTCACAAATTCGTTCTGATAGAATTTGATCATAGCCCATGTTGATTTATATGGGTCAGTTCTGTTTGCTGTTGTAGGCGATAAACCTATTAGCCCGAAATATCTAGCAGCAATACTATCGAGCATCTGATATAATCCTAGGGCTGATGATGTGGGATTCTTTGCCGCAGGGTTGAATCCACTTTCAATCTTAGCTAATGATAGAAGGAATTTATGCTCCTCACTACCTTCAGCATAAGGTCCGTGATCTTGACATGCACGTAGGATTTCAGCAGCTACTGCTGCTTTGTCTGCAGGTACTACGACATCTGGAGTAGGTGTGCCAGAGTTGTTTGGCAGTGCTTGATTAGGAAGTGGTTCACCTGATGTAGAACCAGGGCAATCACCATTTGAATTAGCTTCACCAGTAACCATACCTGCATTAGCATGTGAAGATGGTTCTGAACCACCAGCTGCTGGGTCGTCAATGATAGTAGCACCATTTAGATATGGAGCAGGGTCTGTAGGGTTACCAAACTTTCCCTTGTGTAATTCAAAATGTAGGTGGGCACCAGAACCGATACCAACATTACCTTCCTTTGCAATCTTCTGTCCAGCAGCAACCTTCTGTCCTTGAGCTACATAGGCTTGAGACCAATGCCCATAGACTGTTGTAGCAACTAATCTACCTTGAGCATCATTGTGTTCTATAAAGATGACATTACCCCATCCACTACCAGGGCCACAGCGAACAACTGTTCCATCAGCGGCAGCTAGAATATTTCCAAGTGATCTATCTGTTCTAGCAAAGTCCATACCTTTGTGATTTGAACTTGCTCCCGCTGCCGGTGGCGAACGTGGTCCAAACTTACATGTCACTCTAGTATTTCCATCGAGAGGTATTACGAACTTTATAATACCGTCTTTATTAGCTGTCTTTGGAAAGAAATTGAACTCTCTTGAATCAGTTGCACCATTAGCAAATATTGCAGTGATCATTACTTTAAAGTTTCTATTAGCGTATGTGTCAGGAATAGTACATGAGATTAATCCGCCAGATGTAATTGACATACCGGGAATAGTAATGACTGCACCATTTTCCTTTATCTCCATTGCCCAAGAGGTGACACTCTGAGACCCTGGCGTCACCTTCATAGTGGTCTCAACTTTAAGAGCTAGATCGGAAGTAAGGGACGTATTATCAATTCTATCCACTGTAAGTGGTGTTGGCGCAGCGTCAGCACCTAATGGCAAATCCATACCACCTTGATTACCAGCGCGCTTCATATAGCAGTCTATATTTTCGCCGGGTTGAATATCAGTAGGTTGGCGATATTCTGCGGCTGGAGTCCATAGAGCTGCTGGTTTTGGCTTAGTGCATCCGCAAGACATTTATTACTTTTGAATCGGTTTGTTTAGAGCTGCATTTGTTGCATCGGCTTGTGCTTTGATTGCTTCTGCATCTGACTTCTTATTTTCTTCTTCAGCCTTCTTAGCTAAAGCTTCTTGTTCTGTCTTGAAGAATGTAGATATGCTAATGAGCTTATCTTCTAAAGCTTTGGTGCGCTCTTCACTTGAGACTAACCAAGTAGCTACGTCAGACTGCAAAGCGGTGTCAACATCAATCTTTGGTGCAGCTGGTGGAAGGCTAAGAGATTCTGCTGGTGGAATACGAATAACGTATTCAACGCGCTTAGCGATAACAACTTCAGGCTTCACAAGATCAACAGTGTGGCCACAACCTACAAGAACCAACGGTAATAAGAATGTAAGTTTATTCATTGTGGTCTCCGATTATTTTGTATGTCGCGTACTGTCTCTCTAAGTACAGGGGCAACTACTGCATCATTTGTCTTTGGATCTTTCATCAAGTCTGCAATCTTCTGCTTCAGCTTCTTAGCATTAGCAGAGTTACTTTGAGCTGCTAAAGAGAGCGTGTCAATAACCTTTTGGGCATCAGCACGCTCATCTGTAAGGGACTTGATAGTACCTAAATTTGTTTCATTTGCATCTGAAAGTTTGATTTGATTGCTCTTCAATGTATCAACATTCACCTGAAGTATCTTGTTATTCTCTTCTAGAGTTTTATTAGATACTTCAAGTGTAGTGATTTGAGACTTCAAATGTCCTACATAGAAGTAAAGTCCAACCCCAGAAGCAATAATACCGCCTAAGGCGAGTGCTACCACTATCAACTTGGCTTGCCCGAAAGGCGCGCCTAAAACACCACTGATGATCGACATGTTTTTCTCCTATATATTATATGAGCAGCGATTAAGCTACTGTGCTAGCTAATGTAGCGAATCCTGCTCTATCTACTGACCATGTAATTCTAACGTTGTTATTGTCAAGGTGCACAATAGAAACTGGGAATGCTTTTTGAAGCGTTCCATTTACATATACGTTTGTTTCAACTAGAGGATGAGAACCCATACCATGGAAAATATTCCAAATGGATGCTGGAGAACTCTGAGTATGTTGAACGATATTGATGCCTGGCATTGTCATTTGATTTCTCCTTAAACAACAATAATCGCTTCACCTGCTCTAGCAGTTGAAAACGTTACCCACACGGTATTTCTGTCAACTATTTCGACACGTGAAGGAATAATTTTTGAAGGGTAGCCATTATCAGTGATATAGCAATCAACGATAGGAACACCTTGGGAACCATTCCCACCTAGATTGTGCGAAATTTCCCAGATAAGAGCAGCTGTGGCTTGAGTGTGTCTGTAAATAGCAGGGATTACTTTCTTTGAAGTAGCCATAATTTGCTCCTTAGATTAGTTTAGCTTGACCGACTTGAGCTACACTAAATGTAACAGTGACGGTGTTAACAGTATCAAAGGTAATTGATTCTGGCTGAACTTCTTGGTTACCAATAAAAATACGAACGATTGGGTAGCGTCCAAGATTGTGATTGATAGTCCATGAAGTAGATGGATTAGTTTGGAAGAATTCGAAAGCATAAGATGGTGCTTGGTTACCGTCTAGATTACCAGCAACAAGAACTACCTTACCTTGAGTAGCTGTACCTAAGCTTACTACAACCTGAGTGTTGTTGATAACAGTTACTTCACCAGGCATTACGACTCTGTTCAATAGGTCATAAACAGTAACGGACATATCCATCGTGTTTAGATTGTGATTGACAGTCCAAGTAGCAGCATCAGTATTTTGAATATACGTGTATGTTGTAATTTGGTTTGTAAGTGGTACCCATGTTGGCAGACCGCTAACAATTTCAACGCAGATATAAAGGATACGATCCTTAAAAACAATCTGACCTACAACTGGTGTGACTGGGAATGTTGTATCCAACGGAATAACAGCTTCGCGCAAATTATTCTGTTGAAGATGGGCTTCTCCGTAGAATTTCATATTAGTTAACCTCTCGTCAAATGGGGTAATAAGTGTACCATAACACTCTTATTTATCAACTTTCTAAGAACAAACAAAAAAGGAGTCCTTTCGGACTCCTTCTTCGATTCTAAGATTAGTTAGAATTAACCTTGATTGACACCCATTACAACTACCTTGCAAGCAATAGCAGATGTGAAGGTAACAATAAGTTGACCAGCAGACATGAATGTGATACTCTGTGGAATAACAACTTCGTCTGTAGCATCAACAACTGTAACGTTGCAAAACTTCTGACCTAAGCTGTGGTTAACAGTGTGGGATGTTGAAGCTGCACCGCTTGTGTACAAGTAGTATGTAGGACGATTGACGAACTGTGTACCAGCACCGCTGTAGATCAATGTGTCACCAGCTGCAGGAGTACCGATTGTAACATCAGTAAGGCTGTCAAGAGGTTTAGCAATGATAGCAACTGCACCAGCAGTAACTGTGAAGTCACCAGCTGCAAAGCTTGCAACACCAGCAAGAGAGCTAGTAGCCAAACGGATACTGATATCAGTTCT